AGTCATAAATTTGTCGAGTCTTTCAGCAAATTTACTAAGACCATCAGCTAATCCAACTAGTCCTGGTGGAATGCCTTGCATAGGTGGAGCAGGAAGACCACCAGCTCCTTGTGGAGGTAATGATGGTACAGGTAGTTCACCACCTTCATTATCCGGTTTAGCAGTCACAACCTTTTCACTAGGTTCACCAATAGCAGCAGAATCATTATCTATCCGGATACCACTAGCGTCACCACCTTTATCCCAAACGCCTTTTTCACAAATTGCTAAGTGATCAACAAAGCTTGGCTTACCTTCAACAAGAAGATTATCTCCATTCTCTAACTCAATATTATAATTGACCTTAGTATCTCGAAAAACCACACTAGGAGAAGTTGATAGTTGGATGCTATGAATCGCGCCTATTGCCATCTTATCATAAATCTTTGCGATACCCCAAACTTCATCTCCTTTAATATAAGGAATGAACATTGTCCCAACTACACGTTTAGAGAATTCATCAGAATTAAGTATCTGTGTAGTTGGATGATCCAATATAATTGGAATTCCACTGCATCGGCGTAAAAATTCAGGAGTAAGATATATGGTGTCACGACGATAGACCCATTCGTTTAGTTTAGGTCGATAACTGAACCCCGTACCACTGATCCGCAGATCAACTAGACAAACATTTTCAATGAATTGAGGAGAAACAAGTTCTTCATCTCGAATTGCCTCTGCTATTTCTAATTCATTCATCCCTTTCATCTTACGTAAAGCAATATCACAACCGGGATGCAAGCCTAAACTAGATGCATGATCTGGATTTATCCATACAAACGCATCATGCTCATGATTAAGGACAGGGCGAAACTCGTCAGGACAATTATGAATAAAAGTAGAAAAATCCACTCCATCCTTGACCCTACGACTAAGTAATGGACCAACATGTCCAGAATTATATCCAGTTTCTTCTAAACACTCTCGAATCGCGCAACCTTCTATAGTCTCACCGTCTTTTTGCACACCACCAGGGAAGGCCCATCCCAACCCATCTGTACGGCGGCAAAGTAGGATACGACCATTTTGCGACTTAAACAGAATTCCGGCAGCTACCGTCATCCACCAGGATCCTTTGGATGAGGATTGCTAGGTTGGAGATTATCTTTCTTCTTCGGTTTCACGCTTATTGGTTGTCTTTGTGCTTTTCGATGTTCAAAAGCATCTATACGTGAAATCAATGCATCACATGAATCAACTAATTTCTTAACAGGTTCTGCTTGCGCAGCAGTAAATCCCATATGCTGATTATCATCATCTCGATTTGAATCAACTCCAGTAATCTTACCTTTATTCTTCGAAGCGTAGAAAACTCTCTCCCCTGTTTCAGGACCATACTGCTTTTCCATAGCAGATTTAATTTTTCCACCCTTTTCAGTCAATGGCATTTTTAACCTCTAGGGAAACTATCATTCCGTACCAGCCAACGGAGGTGGAGTTTCCGCAAAGAACGCTGTAACCTTCGGGTCGTTCGCCTGCAACACATTCGAGTTGAAGAAGTTCTGCTCCTGTTTTGTCAGCTTAGGCCATAGCTGCATTAGCTCTGAATCATTTACCTCCACCAACACATTACCAGTATTCTGACTGGTATAGATCAAGAACAGATAAAGCGTAGTATCACCCGGCTTTACAGAGTAACCTAAGACCTTTTCCCACCACTGCTGATTTTGTGTCTTCGCCGCCTCTTTCGCCGTGGCCGGGAAGTATTGCGTGACTCCTGCAGGAGGTGCTGTCATGTTCACTTTTTTCTATTTTTTCTCTGTTTTAGATAGTTTTGAGTAATCTCTTCCCAACTTTCCTCTTGTTCTTCAACACTCAACAGCTTTTTCGCCAAAGAAACCAAATCTCGCTCAGAAACTTTATATCTTCTTCGTAAATAAGTCAAAGATTTAGCAATTTCACTGTTTAGAGGCATTTTTAATATGTTCTATCAGTTTAACTACAGAAGAATCAGCACGCGACATTTTTACTTTCGGAAGATCTGCCTTAGGATCATCAGGCTCCATACCCATTTCTTGTTGTTTTTCACGCTGCGCTTGATCTTTCTTTAGCTGTTCCAATAATGTCTTATAATCAAGATTCAATGGGCTGGAGTACAGAAGCTTGTTATTTGTGATTGCATCAGCAATCCATTGAATTAACCGGCCCTTATTCTCTGGATCGAAGCTAAATTCCAAAATTTGATAAATGGCAATTGCAGCCTTCATCTTTGTATCATCAACTTTAATCTGATCAGAATCTGGTTCACGCAAATATGACGGCCAAATAGCCTGATAACTGTTCATCCAATCATAAAATGCTTCTTTATACGATGTGTCAGTATACAGTTCAGGAAATTTCTTCTTCAATGACTTAAAGAATGTTGGAGTCCAGGCTCGGTGCATAACTATACGATCTAAGAATCGGTATACTGGGTCCATGGTCTCCCGAAGTCGATCCATGTATCGTGCTACCGATTTCGCATCCTCCGAACCTTCTCCAAACCCCTCAGCAAACGATTCCTGGGTAAGGAGTTTAACCGGCATATCGACTGCATTTGCGATGTTTTCAAGAATATTTCGTCTAGCTAGTACGTGTGGACCTTCCAAATTTTGCATATTTAGAGATTCAATATCTTCTTCAGGGGTGATATTGATCACATTTCCCGTTTCTGCCTCTTTTATAACAGAACGCTTGAAGGCCATCGCCCAAGCCATGATATTATCAACGAAATTACCGGGTTGTTTTGTCTTTGCGACAAGGACACCGACCTTAGTCTCAACCAAATCATCAGCAATTAGACTTTTGATGTAAGATTTTAGAGGATAAAAAGCTCGTTGGTATGCACTTCGACCAACAAACCCAAATGCTGATGTCGTGTATCCCAAATATATCGGTTTTTCATTGGTTACAGTCACAGTTCTCGAAGGATGGTACGCCAATCCACTAACTGCAATCTGCGTATACTTCAAAAAGTCCATTGCATTAGGATTTTGGTTCAAAACAAGACTACCAGCCGTATTAAGTGGATCAAGAATATTGAAACTAATGTTAAGTTCAGGTAAATCCCAATAATCAATGACTTGATTACTCTTCATTCCATCAACCAAGAGGGCAACTGACGCAATACCATATATTCTGCTAAGAGTAAGCAAATTATGAACAAGAAAATCACCAGTAATATTCTTCCATTCTTCATTAAAAGCATCAACACAGTGTTCACCAGGACTATCTGGAACTTTGATAGTCCGTTTTTGTGAAAGTGCAAGGCTGACTGGTCCTTCAGTTATCCGTGCGCCCAAAGGATGGTACAAATAGATCTCTTTACAAGTCTGATAGCTCACCACATCTCCCGGAACAATGTCCGGAGCTACCAGAAGCTCCTGCAAAGCATTGCCAGGAGTAGTATCTACTGTGCTTGACGGAATAGAAGTCATCTTGGTGCGATCAAGTTTGGTTTGATTTTGATCGTGCCTGTGAGTGGTGTTCCAACAGTACCATCAGCCAATGTTACTTGTGCTTCATGGTAATAACTTGATCCCGCTAATCCTACTGTATCAGCAGAAAGTAAATGAACGGTAAATTGCCCATATCCCAATGTAATTTGTGCCGTATCTGATGTTTTGGTCACTATAACCGCATCTGTATTCGTTGCCCAATCTTGGGTTGCCATTTCCCACAACACATGACCACCAGTCAAACTCACCATCGCGCCGTCTTGATCAACAACTGTAACAACTATTTGAGGTGTATCTCCGGCGAACATTTCAAAATTTTTGGCCATCAGGCAGCTTTTTTCAGTCTAGCTGTTTGATTTAACTTCAAGGTATGATTAAGATTAACTGCCCTATTTATCACACCAGAACAATTGATAGTTCTAACAATTGTTCCAGTCAATGACACTTTTTGATTCAAGCAACAACCAACAAAACTTACTTTTTGAACAACAACCCCATTAAGATATACTCCACCATAATGATTTCTACTTGCACCAGAGCCAAAGACAAACGAACTATATGCATCTAGCACACCGATTCCAGAAGTTTGATCAACACCTATACCATGGATTTGTGAAGAATTAGTGACTAGAGCACCACTTGCACGCCAAGAAGAAACCGATACACCACTAATCTGCACCGCTCCAGTAGAAAGTATACCAGAGCCAATTGATTTTGTTATAGCTTGTCCAGCTATAATAGCTGGACGAGGAACCATTGCCCCACTGTTTGCCTGAAGAGAGAGACCGACACCAGCTACATTAGAATTCTGTGCTATCAATATTCCGGTGGAGATACTACGACTGAAACCCACACCAGCAATCATGGCCGATGCTGCTACCACTGAGCCAACAGCCGGAGTATTACTGACAGCAGAAGCTACAATCGAAGAATTCGCAGCGGCCAGTGCAGCCGTAGCAAGAGCCCGACTCGTGCCCGCGCCACTCGCTGTCGCAACCTGTGCTACAAGAGCACCAGTTCCAGTTGTGACTATTACGGCATTTGCTACTCCAGCAACAACCGACGATTGTGCTGTCAGCACTCCACTGTTCGCCGCAAGCCCAGAACCGACACCAGCTACAACAGCAGCCTGAGATATCAGCGCTCCGGTTCCAACACCACGACTAATACCAGAGCCAGCGATCAAGGCTGGTGACACCACCACCGAACCAATAGCAGAACTACTACTAACAGACGAAGCTACGATCAAGGAATTTGTTGTCGTCAATACAGCAGTGCCAAGAGCTTTGCTTAAGCCTGCGCCACTCGTCGTCGCAGTCTGCGCTGCAAGAGTGCCAGTTCCAGTTGTAAATATTATCGCATTCGCCACTCCAGCAATAACAGACGACTGCGAAATTAATACTCCACTGTTCGCCGCAAGTACAGAAGCAACACCAGCGAGAGAACTTGACTGTGATGCTAATGCACCAGTCGCAACGCTACTTCCTATGCCAGTAGAAATAAGAGCAGATACTCCTGCCGCTGGTGTGCCAGTAACGACGCTACTTCCTTTAGCAGAAGAAACAAGAGCAGATACTCCTGCTGCGAGAATACCAGTGCCGACACTACTTCCTACACCAGAAGAAGTAAGAGCAGATACTCCTGCCGCGAAAGTGCCAGTGCCGACGCTACCTCCTACACCAGAAGAAGTAAGAGCAGATACTCCTGCCGCGAGAGTGCCGGTACCAGCAGCAACATTGCCAGCTATACCAGAAGAAGTAAGAACAGATGCTCCTGCTGTGAGAATACCAGTGCCGACGCTACTTCCTACACCAGAGGAAGCAAGAGTAGATACTCCTACAGTCAGTGTACCAGTTACGATCCAACTGCCTGTGCCAGAAGAAACGAGAGCAGACACTCCTGCCGCTGGCGTTCCAGTAACGATACTACTTCCTTTGGCAGAAGAAGTAAGAACAGACGAACCTGCCAGAAGTGCACCTGTGCCGACACTACTACTCACAGCCGAAGCTGAAATCGCAACGCTACCAGCAGTCGCAACACCAGAACCAAGAGATATTGAAACACCAGTCGAAGCAGCAATAGAGGACTGAGCTGAAAGTACACCTGTTCCTGTCGTAGTTACTGGTGCAGAGCCCCAATAATTAAGCTGGTTTGAGTCAAGACCTGCACGGTTAAATCCTACTATAGTATCATATATTCCTGTCTCACGAACATTACCGTTGAAATAGACTCCTCCGATCCCTCCCAAAGTGACAACACCGGCATACATAGAATTGGTACCAAAATTCTGTGAACTATTATCAGTGCCATCAAGCATAATAGCACCAGAACCACCATTATAAATCACATTTATTCTATGATATACTCCATCTGTAGCTGTGTAGGTTATACTGGTTCCAGCATTCACAAGCAGCTGGTTAGGATTCGATCCTCCATAGTTAAATATCACGGACACAGAACCAGCAGAATCTCCAATGAGATCACTTTGCAAACCATCATTTATATACTCAGCTACGATACTCTCTGCCTCCGGCTGATTGGAGATGGTAACCCCAGCTTGCATGAGCTGGGCGGAGCTGCGCGTAAATTGCACAGCAGGCTTGTTGTTTCCTCCGTTCAGCAGCAATACTGGCTGATTCGCAGCCGTGCTTTGGATCATATCCGCAACGCTGGCAGTCTGATCGTAAATTTTTACAACGAACGCAGTTCCTCCATGCGTTGCTATGAATGACGTTACTGCCGCCTGATCAAGATCACCACTAGAAATTAGTCCAATGTCAGTTTCAACATTATCACCGCTCGCGCGTACCCTGATCACTTTTATATTGTTAGCAATAGACATAGGACTGCCTGCACGCAATCCCCACCATGTCTTAGGTCGCGGCGAAATATCCATCGGCCCGAAATAAGAACTACTGGTAATAAATGCTAGCGAGTTAGCATTCAGTGCACTTGCATTTGCCGCAGTGAGCACCAATCCATAACAGGACACCTCCAACATGTAACCACCAAACGCATATGTCCCACCAGTCCCGCCTCCTTCATTCCCGATGAGATTTATTCCAGTGGTAGACGTGTTAGAGACAGATATTACCTCCTCTCCTGCCATAACAAATGTGTGAGATACAGAACCATCATAAGCTGCCGCTACCGATGTCCATAAATCAGGCGGAACAACAAGTGTGGAACTACCCAATATAGCAATGAAATTTATAACATTCTGAACAGTGTTGACATTGTTGATACGAAACATAAACGCGCCAGATACCGCATTTGAAACAATCGTGCCATAATTTCCACTCAAATGCGGATTGACAACAGCGACTAAACTCCTTGGCAGGCTCGCTGGCAGCGCCGAAGCCATTGTGAGATAATGCGGCACTGTTCGATCAAAATAAATTGAGGGGACCAAAGTCGCAGTGGAAAATAGAGGTTGATTTCCAACAGTAGATTGTGAAGCAGTATACCCGTTACCAGTCTGATCATACAAAGTTACAACATACAAGGAGCTTCCTGAGGCAAATGTTGCAATCGCAGCAGTGTCCAAACCGCCTGCGGGTAAAGTTGCAAAATCTTGCTCTACATTATCGGAGCTGCGGCGTAGACGCACCGCGTTAGTTCCTCTCACAGCAGAGCTATATGCACGCAGACCCCACCAAGCAGTCGCGCCTGATACAATATCTCCAGGGCCAGTGTACAAAACCGCGCCAGTGACGGTGCCACTTCCAACAACTGTGGACGCAGTAGCAGCGAGGGCACCAACTGTTGATTGAGAAGAACTGATGCTATTGCTGACAAGTGTAGCAGCCTGAGACACAGGAGTACCGGTCCCAGAAGAGGTAGTAGCTACGAAATCAGAAGTAGTGATCGCACCAGCAGACTCGACATAGAACACCGCGTCACTAGTGTTACTGCCAGAAGTAGCAACGATACTCCATTCACACTGGACAAACAAGTACTCATTGTTAAATGTGAGCGTCGAGCCAGGAGTCCAGGTAACGGTCGAGGTGGCCGATGCCGTGGTTGAAAGCACAGCGGTCGTCGTGCCAGTAAGGACCGCAGTCGTTAGTTCGGTATTACCGGATGCACCGTTATTAGTTGTAGACTTCCAAATCCGGCATTTGATAGCACCAGTCTGGCTCGACACTGCCGATACTGCACGAACGCGAAATGCAAACGACCAATTGGTATTTGCGAACGTGCCAGTAAACGGATTCTCTGAGCGCCAACACGTTGCTGGCGTTAACGATGGAGTGGCAAGAGCATCAGTCGCAGCAAAAGTAGTAGAAGCCTTCTTAAACCCGACATTCTGGGCCGAGAAATTTGGACTAGCGAGCTTGGCGACAGTCCAGCCAGTCGCGGTTATTGCTCCAACCGGAGCAGTGCCACCGTCCTGCAAGGACAGAGCACCACTACTGGTAACATCTTTGAAGTAGAGTGTCTTAACCGCCATTACTCACGCCATTCAAAGCGGTATGTACAAGAGGGCTTATCCATGATTTGGTTAGGATGCGATGGCCAGACGTTACAGCCGTTGAGATAGTATGGATGGACACCATAACCAGAACAATGTCCGTGACCGCCTATTATACGATAAAGTGGACAGGCCTCAGGAACAACGGCCGGACCTTCTTCACCATTAAATGGATCACCACTACAACATTCACCACAGCGACAACATTCTCCTGAACGAATCCAGGTCATGGAGGAGCGCTGTAGGTCAACGACGATACGTGAACAGTTTGACCGGCAGATATAACAACAGAGTTCAACTGAATATCACCACCACCACCAGTCGCGGTTACCGAGCAAAGAACAACGGGTGTGGCACCACCTTGTCGTAATTCAGCCTTTGTAATCGTACCACCGACCGCATTGGTATCATCAGTAATCGCATTGGCGGTTGATGTTCCAGTCGCTGCCGCACCGAAAGACGGATTCCCAAATGTACATGTCGCCACCGTAACACTCGCTGCTGTTTGGAATACGAGCTTACCGGGTGGCGTGTTAATATCAATCTGACCACAGACGTAGCCAGCAATGCCATTCCGAATTGCAGTAGGATGCGTAACCGCCATGATAAGCTCCTATCTAACTTCACCCTGTCCAGAAACATATGCAGATCGTTCACTTTCATATTGTTCAATCAACTTTACCAAATTTTCAGCTAACCAGCGATCTAATAGATTTGATAGTGCTGTACCATCTTCACAATTATAACGTAGACCAGGAATATACATACCGATCAACCGATCACCATCAAGAAACTTAAGTTCTTGTAAAGGCTCAAAGATTCTCATGCTGTCACCGTCAGAGAAATCCCAGTGGGACAACTCTGGACATAAAGACCATTCGCAAATGCTTGTGAACCAGAAACAGGCCACACTGATCTAGGAAAAGTTGGAGCAGTTGTTCCTGGAGTTAGAGCAACTCCCGGCCTTGGTTCAAACAGAAAGACTAATGCAGATATCGTGGCCGCAAACAAATTACGACCTCCAGGTCCATCTGTAATACGAACCTGAGCATCTTTATCAGTAATCGTCGGAGCAACAGCGACTGTAAGAGCAGTCATTGTTCCGGCTGCTGCTACAAGAGATGTTCCAACCTTGGTATTGTCAACAGTATAAGTCGCCATTATTCTGCCTTCGCAGGTTCTGTGAAGGTGAAATCAATAGGATCCGTATAAACTGTTCCTTCATGTACTTGGACAGGAATTGGATCTGGAGTAACCAACGGTGGTCTCACTACCGTTGTCACTTCTGTATCAGAAACCAAGGTCGTAGGTTTATCAACTCCACCAAACGAGATGACTGAATCAGCACCAAATCCTGTACCAATACAAGAAAGAGTAAAATCAGGATCACCGGAAACAGCAGTATCCGGAGAAAGTGAAGTTAAAGCTGGAGGTGCGGGAGGTGTGTCATGCTCAATTTCAAAACTACTTCCTGGAGGAATATCCTTAACCACAAGATTTGAAAAACGCGATCTACCACCAGACATAAGGTTACTATCAACGCTCACATGAGATGTTGCTATATGTTGATTGAATAATGTATTTTCTTGAAGCACAATATCATTATCATTTTGATCTTTTCCAATGACCTGATCAACCAAACAAAGATAATCATTACCATACTGATTTGGAACAGATTTCAGTGTAATAGAAGTCAACATCTCATTTGCTGCGATGCTTGTCCCACGAGAAGTTTCATCTATCATTACCGTGGTCATCAATATCCCTCCCAATTTCCTAACGAGATCGCTATCCCATATGTAAAGGCATCAAGTAGATCATCCGCACGTTCTTCAATATCACCTACACGAAACCCAAGCACCTGACCTAAAAGATGGTTCTTAGCTACCTGCTTATAAGATATGACTCTATCAAAAGCAGTTTCAAGAAACTTAACCTTCTTTTGGAAGACATAGCCGGATACGTTGATAGCTCTCTCTGCCTTGCCGAGTTGTGTCAGTTTCTGAGGTAGCTCACTCACAAGAAAATTACGACGACGAGCTTGTTGAAGAAGAATAGAACCAGAAGCTTTATCCTCAATGAAGCAACCCTTACTGCCCAATCGAGCTCCGCATTTCTTTGCATATTCCTCCAGATTATTATATGCAACCGGAAGCCAAAGCTCTAACATCCCACCTTCAATTTGAAAGTATTCATAATCAACAACCTTGAGCCACTTTTGATCACCTAATGATTCATAAGCCCAATAGACA